ACATTAAAATATCTGTAGTGCGCGCGCTAAGAGATAAAACTATCAGCGTTTCGCTGGGGGCGAAAGTATTTAAGATAACAACCTCCGAGTTAAAGATAATCGCACACCAAAGCCATATTATCCGCGAAAATGGAATTTCAGCTATTGAACCGGGCGATAATTATAATACGGATAAAAAAGGTAATGTAATTATTCACATTGATTTATACTAAAATAATATTCATAAAAAAATATTATTTTACTATTATTGTTTATTCGTTTTAATTTATTGTTTTTTATTTATTGTTTTTTAGGTTTTATTTATTGTTTTTTAGGTTTTATTTATTGTTTTTTCCGTTTTTATTTATTGTTTTTTATTTAGGGCTTCTTCTTCCTTACAATCTTCTTCCTAACAACCTTAGGCTTCTCTGGCTCAGGCTCGGGTTCTGGCTCTACCTCGGGTTCTGCCTCAGGCTCTGCGGCTGCCTCAGGCTCGGCTGCTGGCTCAGGCTCTTCGGCGGCTGCCTCAGGCTCTGCGACTGCCTCTTCATCGCTGTCCTCAACCTCATCCTCATCTACGACCTGTGCCTTGAGCTTTTCCGTGTCGGTCTGCGAGAGCTGAATCATACACCGCCCCTTGAACGATGCCTTCGGTTTTACGACCGCCTGCTCCAGTCGCCAGGTAACACCAAATTTACCGTTGGCAAACCATAGACCGCCGCAGCGAATCACTGTCGCGACATTAGTAGCCTTTGGAATAAGCTCCACTGGGCTAACAATAGCGTCATCGCGAGGGAAGATAGGCTGCGAGTCCATATCGTAAATCTCGCAGTTAAACTTATTGTCCCAATAATCAAGCTTGATTTTCAGCGTAGGCGACCGCTCCATATTTGGCTCACCGGTATTCGGGTCCTTAGGATACTGAAGCATCGGATGAAATAGCGCGTCTACCACCTCACCCGACATCTTAGCCTTTCCAAACCAGTCCTTACAGTTAGTAACCGCATCGGTCTTGATCTTATCCTGGAGCGCAACCATGGCGTCGAGGAACTTTCCCGTATCTTGACTCTTGTACTCCTCGCTCGGAAACTGTAGTGCCATATTGTAGGTCTTCTTGCCCGAAGCGTCGTCCACATACTCATTCACTCCCCAGGTAAGCATAAGCGGGGTGCTTAGGGTTAGTGCCGTATTGGTCTTGACGCTCACGACATTAACACTCTTTCCCCCAGACTTATTAATCTTGGGCTTGGAATATTTAAGGTCCTTCTCCGGCTGGAAGCTGGTCGCATTGATAATGAGTTGTTCTACTTGTCCGCTCATTGTTGTTATACTCATATAGGGCTGTGGCTCTAAATCAATTTTTTTTATAATTCATTGGTAATACACGATATAAAAGGCGAATTCACATACAACACGCAAATTGGTAAGCGAATAATATATTATTGTTACAATTAACAGGAGAATTAAGTTTTTAAATATTGTATATAATTAAAATATAATATTTATTTATTTACACCCACAACCGCCCCTGCGCTTGCGCTTAGATTTCCGCGTTCCCCTACCATAAGACTTGGCACGGCGGTTCAGTTTTGTTCGCTTGCTCAGCTTGCGTGCCTCGTAGAATATATCTATCGGCGAACGACTCTTTTTATTGTAAGACTTGGCGCGGCGGTTCGGTTTTGTCCGCTTGCTTAATTTGCGTGCCTCATAGAATATATCTATCGGCGAACGACTCTTTTTTTTTGAACGCGTTGAGTTAGGCATTATATATAATTAATAATAAAAAAAATTTTTATTAATTGATATCAGATTATAGGACATTTACATGTTGTTAGCGGGGACGGGCTGTCCAGCCTTAGCAAAGTGCGGGCTCATATACTTCTGGAGGTTAAAGTAGGTGAGCTCATCCTTGGGCTGAAGCTTAAGAAGGGCGGTAAGCTTCTTGTCGGCGTTGATCTTGCGACCATTATCCTTGTCCTGGAGCTTGTGGGTGCGGATGTAGGTGTTAATCTCGCGGGTGACCTCGGTGCGGGCCATCTCCGAACCCTTATCCTTGGAGAGGAACGAGGCGAGCTCGTCGCTAATCTTAGTCGGCTTGACGAAGCCACTCGGGGAGCGGTTGCCCGCCTTGCGCTTCTTCTTGGCGCTCGCCTTCTCGGCCGCCTTGAGCTCGCGAGTCGCCTTCTTCTCTAGGACACGGAAATCAGCCTTTAGCGACGAGAGCATCTGGTTGACGGCCTGGAGTTTGGTCATGAACTCGAGGAAGTCGCTCGAAATCTGCGGAACAACCGAATCGGACGGCTCCTCTACCGGAGCAACCACCGGCTCAACCGGAGCCGGAGCAACCGGAACCTCCTTCTTGGGGGCGGCGGCCGCCTTCTTTGGGACGGCGGCCTTCTTCTGCTTGGGAGCTGGGGTGCTAACATTTTTGGACTGCTTCTGCTTCGGGGGCATATTATATTATACTCTATTGATTCTTTTTTAAGTGTTTTAACGCAATAAATTAATATATTCTCACCACTCCCCCTCTTAATGTGCTACCGATTGAAACAACCATGGCATATTTGCCGCCGCCTCCGCATTCACCAATGTCAAAGCACATAATACATAATTTGCCCCTAAACCTTTACTGGAGTCATTAATACCGCGATTCACCATATGTTCGATTATATTGATGGCTTCTTTCTTAAGGGAATAAAATGTCATATTGGGAAGCGCGTTCATATTCAGTCCGTGGAATGGGTTTCCTACTGGCGGACATATTTCCCTGCGTGTTACCATAGAAAGCTGCGCCCGATAAGACCAAATATCAGAAAGCTCCCTAATAAATAATATTAGCTTTACCCGCTGTAATGAAGTAAACCACGATATGTCCGTGTAGTTACCGAGATTATCGATCTCTTGAAATACAGCCAATATTCTAAAGTCAAGTTGTTTTAGCGGTGATATCTCAATCGGCTTATCTATGACTATTTTTATGGAATCGCCACACATTTTATTGATTTTTAACAACCTCCGTATATCACTCTTCACTTTACTAGGAAAAGGTTGTCTGTTATATGGGTTAGTTGGCTTGTTATTGTTCTTTACGTAGAGATTGTAGAGAGATAATAGGTCAAAACCATATGTTTGTCCACAATTATCAGTGTAGCTATAAAATTGAGGATATGGTACATCTACAAGCGAATCCATAGTAAGGAAATCACTCTCGTTTACACATATACCCCTATTAAATCTAGCAGGCCCTTTTAGTGCGTTGTAAATACCCATAATATGGCGTTTCCATACAAGCTGAATTTTTATAACATTAAACGATTGAACAAGAAAGAGCAAAATGCGATTCTTCAATTCACCTTTGTTACCCGATATTTTAAGACGATAATGTCTAGCTATTTCCTTCAACTGCGATACCTTATAATTATTTTTCAATAAAAAATCCGCCTCGAAAAACATAGGAATCGTGAACTCCTTGTCACTTACCATATATGATTTGCGTTTCTTTACGACCTTGTTTTTTTTAATAACTACATCAGGTTGCTCTTTAGTATCAACAACAACGTTGTTGACATCAAATACAATTGTGTTCTCCATTCTATTACCATATAGTGATATATTTATATTTATTCTCGATAATATATACATTATGAAGGTATCATTCGTTACTGAATGTAAATAAAATTGTGATTTTCAAGGAAGCTAATAAGCTGTTCTTTATTAATTGGTCCGTTTCTTACGGGCATATTTTTATACTTATCAATATCTAGACCACCAATATCAAACATTAAATAACTCACACACAGACTACAGTAATCGTCTATATAATTCGTGTTCTTATTCAACCATTCATAAAAATTCTCGTGCGTCCCATCTTCAAGAAACTCTTTGTAATAAGAGAAGGACCTGTATATGTTTGCCTTTCGAGTCTCGTTGTAATTATAATCGGTTCCAGACACTACACAAATTTCTCGGAAATTACACATCGAAACATTCAAAGACTCCAATATCGCCTTCGTATCGTATAACACCACCGTGTTATTGAACAGGCTATAATTTCTCAATACACGACTACATCCATAGAGAAACATGTCCATATCATCGCTCATACACGCCCACACAATGTTCTTAGACACCAATTTTGCACACAGCGCATCCGCCTCACCATTAGCGTCGTAATACGTTACACCGCACAGCCGGAGAAGCTTCTTCACAGTCTGGATGTCGTTGTAAGTAACCCTCGTGGTTCTCTTTTTTAAGCAAATCAACCGTTTATTAATGTCCGTATAATCGTTGCTTTCTGGGTGTTTCGTCTCCATAATTTTATTCAAGGTATCAATTTCATCATACGCCTCGGTTTTTTCTTTGCGTCGCTTCGCAAGCAGCAACCGTTTCTCTGGAGGTGGCTTCCCGTCAAATACGAATACAGGCGTAATGTCTCTTGAAATAAGTTCCAGAACCATTTTATACATATACTCGACGAGATCACCACGCGACTTATAGTCATACATGTATATGCTAATATCCACCGCAATCTTCTTGTGACGAATATCGTCCAATGAAAGATAGCTAATTCCCTTACAACAGTTAGTATTCAGATATTTATTAAGGTACTGGATGCCCATTAGTAGTTGGTATTAAAACTCGTTTATATGTATCAATTTTATTAATATAAATAATTCGTATAATTCGTATAATTCGTATAATTCGTATAATTCGTATATTTCGTATAATTCGTATAATTGTATAAATAATTGAATCATACGAATAAGATTTATAATTTTATAATATTATGTTACCAGAATACAATATAGATATTGATTTTGACGCGGCATCATCTGCGTGGAAGGCAAACAAGAAATATATTGGAAACGGTAGCTATAAATATGTATGTATCGCAATTACAAAAAAGAATACACAATGTAACAATAAACCGCTTAAGAATAAACAATACTGTTACTGTCACGTAAGTAAATAATTATATTGTGATTTCTATACACGTCATCCGCCCAGTTTTATTCAATAGTTTATAGTTTTTATTTTTTGTATTAAATTCGGGAATATTTGCCAAATTATGTATAAGGTTTTTACTCTTGTATGTTGATTTTATAAAGCTCCCAAATTTCCCCGCATTATTGTGCGATTTTTTAAATTTGATGAACGCTGTATTGTTATCGTTACACCAGCCGATAAATCTCTCAAAATCATTCATAAATATTCCCGCCAAAACAAAGTAGCAAAATACATTCGATTCTTCTCTATAGAGGTTCTTTCGCATATATTCGCTTATTTGTGTCTGGCTCCACATGTTCTCGTATGTAAGGTCCATGTGACCTAATACTTTTTTCAACTGAATAAGTGAAAACATTTTCTCCGTCTGCATCGTAAACTGTAAATAAAATTTGAACTCGTCTATCGTTTTTGTCTCAATTGTTTCATAACTTGAAAAGCAACAATTCAATATTCTAGCCCATGTCTCCGCATATGACTCCGCTATATTAAACGTCGACTTTATTGGGAATATCTCTTCAACCGTTTCTTTTAACGCCTTCATGTCGTGCGTATCTATATCTAGACCATAGCTGTGAAATGTCTCGTGAATAAACACCTTGAACCACTCCTCTTCTCTGTATATAAATATCTCGTTATTAGGAACACATCGATATGTCATACCAGTATTAATATTTTCATACCCTATTATAGTGTTTTTATGGTCTGGTAACAGTTTCGGAAACGGTGTCAGATAAAAGAATATGTCCAGTATTTGTGAACAATTACTCGTACTATATTTGTTACACATAAATAGCCACATAATGATAAGCCGAATATATTTTTTGTATTTCGGAATACTGTTCACATCCTCACTACCAAACAAAGTAAAATACACCACAATCTCACGGTCGATAATGTTGAACTTAAAAACTAATTGTGATTGTTGATGTTTTTTTATGTAATCGCGCACTTTGGTCGAATATTTGGTGCTATTGATGCTGTCTGGGTTCTTGATATTGGACGCGTCCATTAATTTTACATCTATACTTCTTTTAATCGTCTCATAATATTTTTCACCAGCTACCAAATCGTGATATACCGAGGATAGCGCCTCAACACTATTGGAGTTTATGTCCGTAGAATAAAATTTTTTAAATCGAGGCAGTAGATATTTCAAAAACACAGTTGAGTCTTTTGAAAATTGCATAATATATAGTAAATAGATATTTAAAACCTCTTTATTATATTAAATTTGTAATATTATAAATCCCGCCTAATCTCCATAAGAGCGTCGTATACGACCGGTTGCGCACCACGAACATACATCTGGAGTTTTGCGCGCTTCGTATTCTTCAACATTTTGGATAAATCATCGTTTTGTGTGAATTTCGCCTTCATCGCCATCGCTATCTCGGTCTCATGTCGGCCGTTAAAAAAATCGTCGTCTACGCCAATTTTCTTGTTGCTGCCCGTTTCGCGGGCGAGCTTCGGGTCTTTCGACAGTTCGCTACCCGAATCAAGCGAAAACGTAGCATAGTATTCGGGGTTGCCGTTTTTGTATTTAGACCCTTGATAATAGTGTTCAATTGTTAGCCATTTTTTGTTATCAATTGTAAACTCTTGCTCCCACAAATTAGATAATTTCTTGCGCCAGTCTTTGGTCGATGACAATTCCACATACTCCTGCGCCCCCTCTGGACCCATCTTCTCTCCAGCACCCTTTCCTGGTTTCGGGATCGCCGATGACTTATAATAAAATTGGAATATAGTGTTATCATCATACAGTTCCGGTTTGTTTTGCGCTGTATCATCTATTACAACGTTCATTTTTTTCATCAAATTCTTGAAATCTGGGATGATATAGAAGGGGCCCGCTGCGCGCTCTATACATTTGGTAACAATGCGCTTTTTAATATCGTGCGGAATTTCTTTAAACGTAAGCGCGCCATTGTTTTTGTATGTAATCAATTCATAGTGATTACCTAGATAATTCAATATAATGTAATATTTAGGTTCAAATATTCCGGCCTTTTCCAACTTGCTATCATTTAACTGACCACACGTGAGTATATTGTCCTCATTGTCTGTGGCGTAGAATGCTTTCGCAAATAGAATGAGTTTAATATTCAAAACGCGCTCAAGTGTAGATATCGCCCACGTATCACCCCAATAGTCGGGTGTTTGGATTTTGGCCTTGAACGCCTCAATTGTGGTTATTCCTTTCATAAAACCGAACTCCTCTACCATGTCGTTTACCTCTCCTCTTCTTGCGAGTAATTCCTTGTGCTCTTTTGAAATCTTCTCCGCTTGTGAGATTATGATGCGCTGTTTTGTTCTCTCCGTTTCTGTTTCGATAGCACGCTTCAACGTCTTAAATTCCGCTGATAATTTTTTAATGTCGTCGGTTAGCGTCGTTTTTTCAAGGGTGGAGAAATCGTGTAGCTCCTTATAGTTTTGAAATACCTCCACCGTCGCTTCCTGTACCAGCATCTTTCTCATCTCTGCTACTGTTCGCACAACATTCACAAGCTTTAATCCGTCGCGTATGGAGGCGAAGAGACAGTCGCCGCCGCCCTCATTTTTTACAATCTTGTAATATGAATTCTTAAGATATTTTTGAATCCAACTGTCCGATTTATTTTCCACATATTCCTCCGATTCACTATTCGCAATCTCTGAGTTTTGCTCTGTTATAGTGTCCTTTATATTGAGATTATGTAGGGCTTTGCTAACAGATCCGGTGTCATCCTCCTCCTCGGCGTCCTCCTCTTCGGCGTCCTCCTCTTCGGCGTCCTCCTCTTCGGCGTCATCCTCCTCTTCGGCGTCATCCTCCTCCTCGGCGTCCTCCTCTTCGGCGTCTGTATTTGGCGAATTGTCAAACGCTCGCAAGTATTCTTTTGTAACGAAAGAATATAGTAAGGGACCGTCCATATCAGTGATGTCCACGTCACCATCCTCGTCTAATGACCGTGATAAATTATCCTTTAATATTTCATACACGCCTATTTGATTGCCGACCTGCTCATTTTTAATGAGATACACTGGAAAATATATTAGGTCATCCTCGACGTGGTCATATTTTTCATCGCCGAGAGCAATTATAAGAGGGATATCAAACAATTCTATTTCGAAGAGGGCAACCTCCTTGTCGCGATCCTCACTGTTTAGTATTTTAATCTCAGCATAATTCACATTACTATTTAATTTGGATTTAACCATTATAGAGTAAATATATATTACAATTTTATATTATTTTATATCATTTTATATTATAATGTCGGGTTCTATTAAAAAATCTAAGCCCAATAAAAACAAAACTATTAAGAAAGACATTCGTGTTAAAGGTAACAATGTTATTAAACAGGTTAGACGGAAATACAAGAATATGCTTGCGCTAACTAACCAGTCAGAGAGACCTAACCTATACAGACTATTTAATGAAACCAGACTAGAGAAATTAAAGAAAATGCCAGAATCTAAAACCAGCTACAGCGAATTTGCCAATTCCATCAAAGAAAAATATGATAAGTTTAAGGCAGATAATAGCACCAAACCAAACCAGAACTTCTACGACTATGTTAACTATCAGTGGATCGACGAGCAAGCTAAAATATCCAAGGATGACCCGAAATATTATGTTCAGATTGACAGCGCCAGAATAACACAGGACCGCGTCTACCGTCAGCTCATACAATATACTGAGGAGTATATCAAGGAGAACAAGGGGAAAAAGCGCGCCGAGTCAATAAAGGCCATTGTCAACTGTATCCCAAATGCGAGCAAAAAAAAGGGTCTGGAACATTGTCATCGTCTTAAGAAACAGATTGACCAATTCATTTTTATGGAGGATATGTATGGACTCCTCGCATACTCCAATCAGGATGAAATATTCAGCTGGCAAGCACCCATCGTGTGGAATATTAAGGCGGACGAGAAAAACGTTACTAAATATATTTCGCACTTAGACTCTGCTCAAGTAGGCATATACGACTGGGCCATATATTACGATTATGAGTGGGACGACAAAAAGACCAAGGAGATGAAACAGGAATATAAAGAAAAATATTTTGACTACATTCGGAAGATATTCAAGACGCTACTTCCCGATGAGTGGGAGAAATACGACCCGCAGCATGTATGGGATACGGAGAGACAATTGGTCGACGCTATGATGTGTAACGACATAAAGGAGTCGGGGGAATTTTATAACGTTGTTACGAAACAAGAGTTAGAGGAAAAATATGGATTCAATTGGACCGCCTTCGTCAATAAACTAGGTAAGAAGGTGAATCCGTGTGGCGTATACAAGGAGGATAAAACGAACTATCAAAGCGTTCCGAGCAAGGTGGTTGTAGGTAGTCTGAATACGCTTACGTGCACCATTAAGCTGCTCAAAGAAAACTGGACATCTCCGCAGTGGAAAACGTGGTGGCTGTTTATATTTTACCGTCAGATGATTCGGTTCGACTGGGACTGGAGCAACATTCATTATGAGTTCCACAATAAATTTGTCAAAGGGCAGCCCGTGCGCTTCCCCAAAGAGATATACTCCATCTGGCCGCTTGCGTTCACATATAATACCTTCCTAACATCTCAGTATGTCTCGCGCCATAACAATCCCGTAAAGGAGGCATATGTCAAAAATATGGTCGAGGATTTCAGACACATATTCATAAACAAAATAAAGCGTAATAAGTGGTTATCCGGTAAGACAAAGACACAGGCTATTAAAAAGTTAGATAAATTAAAGATTATTGTGGGAGTCCCCGACCAACTACGCGAGGACCCTGTACTAAATTATCGCACAGACGACCCGTGGTATAATATGGGGCTAATATGTGCGTGGAAACGCCAACAGATTATTAAATTAGAGGGTGAAACGGTCGTAGATTTGCCAGGGGTTGACTGGAACAACTTTAATTTAATTGGTTCGCAGGCATACGTAGTGAACGCCTACTACCAAGCTACTGATAATTCCATTTATTTCCCACTAGCCTACCTACAAAAACCTTTCATTGATTTGGACCAGAGAGGCATTGAGTATAATTTAGCATATGTTGGATATGCTATTGGACATGAGCTTTCGCATTGTTTAGACAATACGGGAAGTAAATACGACGAAATAGGTAATCTCAAGAACTGGTGGTCGAAAGAGGACAAGGCCAAATATCAGCAGAAGATTGACGATGTTATTAAGCAATATGAGGAGAATGCCAAAAGGGATGGTATCGAATTTGATGCGTCTATTGGAACTGGCGAAAATTTAGCAGATATCTCGGGATTATCCCTCGCGGAAGAATATCTATTTTACTTCCAACTTCTTAATGATGATATTGCCCCAATTAAGAATAAATCGCTTGAGTCGTTCTATATTTATAGTGCCCAAACATGGCGTCAAAAGATTTTCGACAAGGCCCTTCCCGCACAATTAAAGCAAAATCCACACCCTCTTGATAAATATAGGTGTAATTGTCCATTGTCGCGTTTACCATTGTTTAGGGAAATTTACAAGGTTAAGGAGGGCGATGGAATGTGGTGGCATAATACTGATACTATTTGGTAATTTTATAGAATCTAAGATTAATAATTAATCCTATTATAATAATTATTTTTTCTAATTATTATATATAATATGGCTAAATCTCGTAGAAGAACTCGTAAAGTAGGTGCTGCCGCTAAGCGCAAAATCACCAAGGCTAAGATGATGAAGAAAAAGGCCGGTCGTGCGTTAAAGACGGCCAAGAAGCGCGTAACCGCGATTAAGCGCCAGCAGCAGCAGGCTGCTCAGCAGCAGCAGCAGGCCCAGCAGCAGCAGCAGCGCCAGCAGCAGCAGCAGCGCCAGCAGCAGCAGCAGAAGCAGCAGCAGCAGCAGAAGCAGCAGCAGCAGCAGCGCCAGCGCCAGCAGCAGCAGCAGCAGCAGCGCCAGCAGCAGCGCCAGCAGCAGCGCCAGCGGTAGATTCAACAATCATTAAGATATAAATTTAATTATTCGTAGTTAAATTTATATATCCATAACTAGATACTTGCTAAGGTGACAATCGTTCTTTAGCTCCTTCATACATGTCCACATATGTTTGCGATTGTTAACGAGCTCCACATTATATTCGTCATTCTCAAAACATATAATAGTCTCAATCAATTCGTCTTTACACATCTTTTGTTTAGCAATACCATAATAGCTTAATATTTGTGTGAGCTGCTTTACATTGTTATTGCTATAATAGTGATAATCAAAATCCTCAATGGCATTTGCCAAGTTGTCTTCGTCGCGATAATCAGTTTCTATAATTTTATAAACAATGTTCTTCATTATATTATACATCCATATATATTTAATACAGCTTACGGATACATTTAATTATACGCAACCAACCGTATAATAAATCTAAAAACCATTATTTTTTGGAAATATCATCTACAATATCCATATGTTTAAAAATACTCTTATTGGTCAAACCCTCTTTATCGCTTACTTTTAGCGAGGTAATGTTCAAAATATTCTCGTGAATAGTTACCCAGTCGTTGGACGAAGACAGCTCGTCGTGTGCGTTCGTTACCAGAATAAATATCACCTCGGATAACTCATCCACGATTGCCTTGTTAGCCTCGTCGACGTATAGCGTGTGGAGATAGTCCTGAACACCAAGAATGATTTCAACGATAGATGATACGGGTATGACTTTCAGTTTCATTAGATTTATATAGAACATACTAATAGACCTTCTCTCCTCGTTTGCTTTGTTAATTTCGCAGTATCTATCGTAATTTTCATTTGGGGAACAATATTCAATAGTTCTATACACATCTGAACATTTTGTAAAGTTATTATCAAATATCTCCTTCATAAAAGAGAATTTGTCCATTAGATCTTTATATAGACGAGCATATATGTGCGAATAAAACATATTTGTGCTCGCAATCGTAAAAATAGAGTCGCCGATTTCGGCATATAGTTTATCATTAGAAACATCTGATTCTTCTGCTTCTCCCGAAATCTCACTTTCGGTGATTGAAGTCAGCTCCTCGATTATTTTGACGGATATATTATCGTATGTTTTTGCGGTTATCTTATTGACATGCTTGCGAATGTTATCAATATGAAGTTTTACACCCGTTTTCTCTTCAAATGTTGTCGCCTTGAAATTCCTAACCTCCTCCCAATCGGTATTATTATTACGCTTGTCATATTTTTGTTTTGAAAACTGTGGTGTTCTGATATATTCGGGAGCGCCCACTTGATTTGAGATGTTCTGTATGATATCTAACACTGATTGTTCCAAATTAAAGACAAAACCATCATTTTTAACGCTAGTAAAATCAGTAATATTGTATAAAATTTCAGTAGACATATGTATTCAATACATAAAATATTTATACCTGTTTATATTTTATTATTATATTAAGTAATTTAATAAACTTAAACGCGGTTAATATATATATTTATGTCCGAATTGAATGAAAATAAACCTGACGATGCTATAAAGGATGATGCTATAAAGGATGATGCTATAAAGGATGATGCTATAAAGGATGATGCTATAAAGGATGATGCTATAAAGGATGATGTCGAATCCATTGCGAATTGGGAAGAGCTTCCGGGTGTTAAACCCGAGCTATTAAGAGGCATATACAGCTATGGGTTTGAAATTCCTAGCCCAATCCAACAGCGAGGAATTGTTCCGCTCTTTAATAAGAAGGATATTATAGCACAAGCACAATCGGGGACTGGTAAGACTGGTTGTTTTACTATTGGCACGCTACAGCTAGTAGACACGAGCGTGAATACGACGCAGGCTATCGTGATATCTCCCACTCGAGAATTATCTATCCAAACGAAAAAGGTGTTTGATTCTATTGGCGGAATGATGAAAGGGCTCACGACACATTTATTGATTGGCGGTACATCCACCGATACGGATATACAGGCTCTTTCCTCGCACAACCCTCACGTTTTGATAGGGTGTCCTGGGAGGATACACGATATGATGCGTCGCAGAAAACTAAATCTGCGAACGTGTAAGATAATCGTCGTTGACGAGGCGGACGAGATGCTGTCGCAGGGGTTCAAAGAGCAAATTTACGACATTTTCCAGTATCTTCCGCGCGAGGTTCAGGTGGCGCTGTTTAGCGCAACACTTCCGGTGGAAATTAACGGTCTCACCGAAAAGTTCATGCGTAGTCCGGTTAAGATATTGGTTAAAACCGAACAACTGACCTTGGAAGGCATTGACCAGTTTTATGTAGCTCTCAACAACGACGATGAAAAATACGAGGCCCTCAAGGATATTTATGGGGCCATATCGGTTAGTCAGTGCATTATTTATTGTAACAGCATTCACCGCGTCCAAAATCTATACGCAGCAATGACTAGCGACGACTTTTCGGTATGCCAGATTCACAGTAACATCGATAAGACGGAGAGAAGTAGGAATTACAACGAATTTATCACTGGCAAGACACGCGTGCTCATATCGACCAATTTGACCGCGCGCGGAATTGACGTGCAGCAAGTGAGCAGCGTTATTAATTTTGATGTCCCAAAGAGCGTCGACACTTACCTACACCGCATTGGAAGAAGTGGTCGATGGGGTAGAAAGGGTATGGCGATTAACTTTGTAACCAAGTTCGATGTTAGCAACATACGAGCGATTGAACAGCACTACGCAACCGAGATTAAAGAGCTACCGGCTAACATCGTCGCATAATATTCGTTCAAAATACCCCTTATTATTCTGTTTGTTAATTAATGACACAATTTAAATTACCAATTTCATATGTTACAAATACATATAATGTTGATATTAACGTTATTAATGATTTAGAATTAACTAATCGCGAAACATCCCTATATAACAAGGTATTAAATCCGTCTACAGAGATGGGTTGCGAAGTTATGAAGACGTGGGCGCGCCAGTATACGACAAATACCACATATTTAAAGGATACGCAGGCGCTTGTTAACAAAGAAATGCCCGAATTAAAGAGCGACTATAGTAAGGAGCTGGAAATATGGGACAATATATCGGGCGCAAAGGATACGGACGCAAAGGATACGGACGCAAAGGATACGGACGCAAAGGATACGGACGCAAAGGATACGGACGCAAAGGATACGGACGCAAAGGATACGGGTGCAAAGGATACGGGTGCAAAGGATACGGGTGAACCAGTAGGGTTTCACGAGAAATTCAATTACATTGAATGGAGCTATTTAAAGCACCTGAACAACAATGCGGTTTGTATGCAGATATTAAGCATATATAACATGTTATCGCCTGTATTGACGCTCGTGATGCCTATTTTATTTCTTATTCTACCATTCGCCATTCTCAAAATGAAGGGCACAGGCGTAACGCTTACAAACTACATTGAACTTCTCAAAATTATGTTTAGAAAACACCAGTTTGGGAAGCTGTTCAACATATCATCGGCGTCTTGGGAACAGCGTGGTTACATTATTCTCTCGCTCTTCTTCTACCTCGTACAGATATATCAGAATGTTCGCTCTTGTATTCGTTTCGTAATGAATATGAAAACGATTCACGAGCAATTGTTCGTCATGCGCGACTACATCACGCACACAATTGGTATGATGAACGAGTTTGACACATCCTGTAATGATTACGAGTCATACGACAATTTTATTAAAGATGTCAGAGAGAATATGCTGATATTGGAAGAGTTCAAGAAGGATTTAGACTGTGTGGAGCCGGTTAAATTATCTATTAGCAAATTCAACAATATAGGTAACGCGATGAAATGCTTCTACCTCCTACACAACGATGTGCGCTTCAAGAAATCAATCACGTATTCACTAGAGTTTTGCGGATACATCGACCTTATGACGGGAATAAAGAAAAACATATCGTGTGACTATCTCGGCAAGTGTAAGTTTAGCAAAAAGAGCAATAAATTTACCGACGCGTTCTACCCCATTACGCACACAACGCCCGTTAAGAATACCTACGATATCGATAAGCATCTCTTAATCACTGGACCGAACGCCGCCGGAAAAACAACCATTCTTAAAACAACCCTATTTAATGTGCTTATCTCTCAACAGCTCGGCTATGGATGCTATACCCGCGCCACCATCACACCTTTTCACCGAATTAATTGTTATATCAACATCCCAGACACGTCTAATCGCGACAGCTTGTTCCAGGCCGAGGCCAGGCGTTGTAAGAATATTCTGGACACCATCGACGACCATCCAGACGAGAGGCACTTCTGTGTCTTCGACGAGTTGTATTCGGGGACGAATCCATATGAGGCAATCAGCAGCGCCGTATCGTTCTTAAAATACGTCAACGACAATAAGAAGGTGAAATTTATCATTACCACACACTACTTGGACATATGTAACAAATTAGAAGCCAACAAGGACATGCGCAATTGTAATATGAAGATTAATAGCAAGGAGGACGGTGGGTTCGATTACACATACAAGCTGGTCGACGGAGTCTCCGATATTAAGGGAGGCGTGAAGGTTCTAATAGATTTAGAATACCCCGAGAGAATTATCTCTAATACAAAAGAATTAATGAATGAGATGAATAATTAACGAGGATTTAATTCGTTTGGTAATTAATTCGTAAAATTATTATTTAAATATTATATTTAACTTTTAAATATAATGTTTCAAGAAAAAGGACTTATTATCTCAATCTCTCTAACTCTACTAATAGGAGCCCTCATTATCTACTACGTTATGGGAAGGTTCAGAGCAATCGAGTCATCCATTGCCAAACAAAATGATATTTTGAGCGATTTTATTATTAATGTTCGCAATGAGATAGGCGGAGCACCATCCGCTTCCGCCCAACAGCCCGACGGTGGGGCGACAAACGAGACGAGGGAGATCCTTCTTTCGGGGCCGGCCAGCAACGACGCGACGATTGAGGCGAAGCTCGCCGCCGAGA